AGAAGAAAGTTTTTCCAGTGCTAGATTCGCCAGCAATGGCAGTAATCTTATTCCCAGATACACCGCCAAATATAGACCCTGAAACAAGTCCGTTAAAAATGTACGAACCCGTGTCCACAAACTTTTCAGAGTCGTCGATGTCTGCTGCGAGTCTTGTGTAGTCATCTCCGATCTCTTTTACAATCTCTTTTAAAAAATCCATTACAATACAAATCCAAATTCTTCACGGGCAATTTTCTTATAAGGTCCACCAGGATTAGCATCACGAATGTCCTTAATTTTCTTCAGTTTTTGATACAAAGAAGTATCTCCACCAAGGCGAAGAGCACTTACAATGGTAGCAAGTTCTTTGTCGGTAATAGGCAATTCCATTAGGAAAAAAATAGTTCTAAGTTGATAGTTTTCTCTACACTCCATCCAATAGAGTCTAGGATAATTTTAAGTGGTTCAAGGAAAGATTTCTCAAATTGTAAGTCATAATCAAGGTATTTGTCAATGTCAAGTTCCTTAGGAAAATCTTGAATAAATGAGATAACATTCTCATGCATTGGATTTGGTTTTTTCAAATAACAGAACTTGATCTTCTCACCATTTTGAATGAGTGAGTATTTGTTAGTAAGTTTCTTTTCCTTGAGATAGTAATTATAAAGTAGGGCACCTCTAACATGAATTGGAGTTCCTTTAATATAGATTGTAGAAGAACCCTTATACTTAGTCACATCAGAAACTGAACGCGGGAATGAGATTTGTTCTGGTGGCAGACTCTTAAACTCTGCCCGTGACTTGTCAATAAAGTCAATCACATCCTCCTCAGTTCCACTCATCATCAATTGCAATGCCTCCTTAATCATACGACGACAGGGGGCAGGCGTAGAGGACTTTACAGCCTCAATGCCCATCATCTTAAGTTTGGGTTCTGTGTATTGTACACCCTCACTATTCCACACATTGAGAATATATCGCTTCTTCGCAGTCCAGATACCACGGTCGGCAATATTTTCACGCTTCATTTGCATCTTCTGGTCATACGCATTAACATACGATGCCAGTTTTTCATATGATGATTCGATAAATGGTTCAAGTTTCTCTTGGCAGATCTTATCAAGTATCCCCACAATCGCTGCTTTGTCGCCAGACTTAGCACTAAAAAATTTATCAACAAGAGGTC